TGTCATTAAAAGTTCCTTTTTTATTCCATGAAGCATAATGGCGACAATTACCTCTGTACAATAATGGGGATTTTCGGGGTAAAAGGCACAGTAATTATACCTAAATGAGTATAGTATTATGTTCAAGAGTATGCACGAGTAAGACACTCTAAAATGTCCTAAAACATGCAAAACCCCTTGACTTTAACACATACATACAGTATAATAAAACTAACAACAAACAACACACTAAGAGCAAAGAATGATGAGAGGGATTTGTCTCACTCGAAAATGTTGTTGAACCACCTCTACCCGCAATAAGTAATTGTTTAAAGTTATTTCGGCCAATTTGTTGTTGCAAATAGATAAAACCTCGTAAAAATGGGGTCAAACTCGATTCTAGTCGTGCAAAAATGACAGAAATGAATGAATATAAGGTGTTATATCAATCGTTTTCTGTCGCCTTCGGCGTTGTGGCAGAGAAGAAAGTAAGATGTGAAGGTTTGGGTGCGACACTTTATTATAGATCAGAGGTTTGAGTAAGACACATTTAGCCCGAAAGGTTTGAGTAAGACAGGTTCGAGTAAGACAAAGTGTCCGACTCGGAAAAACACGGTCTTTTTATACTTTTCACACTCTCAGAGTACCATTTTCCCACAAAGGAGAACACAACTAATGACCATTCAAATAGACAAATCTCATTTCCTGCCCAAAATTAAATCGTTCAGTGAATCTTCCCGTAAACGCTCTAAATTTCAGGACAACATTGTTGATCTTGGCAGGGATGCGATGGATGTTGCTCAAGGATGGTTTGACGAAGAACCTTGGAATGATGGCGACCCTGAAAACTATGACACACAGCGTGAGTGCCGCATCGAACTGAAGCGATACATAATCAAGAGACTCGATTTATCTGATACAAACAAAAGTTGGTTTATTCCCGACATTGTGTGGATTTGGTTAGCCAAGGAGGTAATTACATACCTTGTAAAGTTACTGATCGAATGGTACTGGGGCGACCTTTCTGACAAAATGGGACTTGATCCATAATTGTGCGTATAACCTTTCGTCAATTAAATTTAGCGAGAGGTTTTTACTATGCGTGCTTTATTTTTAGCAATAGCAATCGGACTTTTAGGGTGGAATGACACATCAGCACAAACTTGGGAGGATGCCCCAACTTCCAGACATTTTAAAAGTGTTGATAAAATTATGGGGAACAATGGTGTAAGTGGCAGTGGGACTGTTGTAAAGAAAATCGCCCCATCAAAGGATCATGAAGGATTCTACTTGGGACTAATACTAACAGCATCTCACTGCGTTGATAACATGTCGGTACTTTTTGAGATAGAATTTTATAATGGGGCAAAAACAGCTAAGAATCGCCCTGTAAAAGATCTTCCTATCTCAACTGATGCCGACAATGATTTGGCAGTTATAAGGGCATTGATCCCTAATGATGTGCCAATCACTCCTTTATCTTCCTCTGCTCCAAAGTGCGGCGATAATGTTGTACTATCTGGATATGGGGCGGGCGACGTTCGTCATTGGAAGGCAAAATTCGGAGGTAAAAAGTTATATGGTGGTGGCTACATAATTTTATCTTGGGCAATTCAAGGTGATAGTGGTGGACCAGTAGTCTATGATGGAAAAGTTATTGGTGTAATTTGTTATGGTAGTGGACTAAGGAAATTCGAAGGTACTTCTCGGATGATAGTATGTCCTGTTTACGCAAGCAATGTATCACGAATAAAAGAGTACATAGATGAATACAAAGAAAAGATGTAAGGTCGCGGCCTATTCTCTGTTCATTTGGATCTGGCTAGTTAGTATGCTGGATCATTATTTCACTATCAAACTTTCTGCCACAATATCTCAAGAGGAACGCAACCCAATCGGAAAATGGTTATTAGATTTAGATGGAGGCAATCCTGCTCTCTTTATGACAGTAAAGATGGCCTCTCTCTGGGTCATTGCTTTAATCATCTTTAAGATATGGACGTACTGGCGACCTATTTGGGCAATAACATGCTTGCTCGTATTGAGCATTGCACAACTTCTCTTGGTGTGGTTCTTCTTCTACACACCATAAATCCTCGGCGGTCAATTTCACTGACTGCCACCATTGCCACCACTACCATTAGTTAGAGATAGACAACGGTACTTACGCACAATAGCCTAGAATTCGCAACACGCGAAAACCGCTGACTGGTGCTTCATTGCTGCGACTCTATATAGTACGGGTCAGACAATCGAAAAACCGCTGACTGGTACTCATGGGAAACGACTCTATTTACTAGGGGTCAGACAAAATCCAAAAGTCGCTGACTGGTACTCATGGGAAACGACTACGATTAGAAGGAGTAGGACAGATGGGGTGGAAGTGTACATTTCCCCACCAAATTTTGATTGACACGTTAGGTCACACCTCTATTATACCATATACATCGACATAAGTCAAGAGGATCTTTAGCGTAAGTCCTTACTATATAAAGACTTAGGGCAATTTTAAAAAGTACTTACGTCATCTTATAACTTTGAATCGTCGTAAGTTGTTGGTATATAAGGGTTTGGCACGATATTTGCGGCCCCGCCAGCCGTAACCCCTTGGTATTAAAGGACTTACGTCAAATTAGATCACGGTATAGATAAAAAAAATCCCCACCCCCCGAAAGGGGCAGGGAAAGAAATCAGTCCATTATATTTTGGATCATGCCGATTAGCAGGCCGATCACAAACGCAGCGGTTATGATGGTCACGGTATCAATAATAAACCTCCCATTGAGAAAAGCACCCCACCCCCCGAAGGGGGTGAGGCGTCCGCAACAACGAAAGGGTTAATTAAGCGGCAAGTTCAAGCACCAAACGCTCGGCAGCCTTGACAGCCGTATCGTTGGCAGCCCGCAAGATGCGGTCAAACTCGCCTTTGAAGCCCTTCTTGGCTTGTGCATCGTGCTGCACGTAGCCCTGAATGGCGTTGTAAGCCTCCCAAGCAGAGACGGTATCGCCTTGCATGGTTGGACGACCAGTGCGAACACGCTCGCGGTTGAGACGCTTCCAGATCGCCTCTGTGCGGTTCTTGTGGGTTGTGACAGCCCGAACAGCGGAACCAGTCGCAGCAAGTGCCAACTGCTCATCCGAAGGACGACCGTAGATCTGATCGAGAAACTCGACCATGCGAACCTGACGAGATTCCAACTCGGCAGCAACTTCCACGAGATGCTCCCAACCTTCCTGAAGTTGGCCGAAAGTTTCGATCAACTCATCCATGCGAGGACGCAAGCCGGAAGTGTGGCGAATCTTGACACAAGTGCCAGAAACGCGAGACATCATAGCGAGATTGCTACAGGCATCGCGGAAATATCCCATCGTACCGGTGAACGCTTGACCATCATAGCCCGCCCGAATAACGATTCGCGGGAAAATGTTGTCAGCGGTCTTGTAGATGGAACGCCGCTCGGCAGCGGTTGGGGCAACGGTCACATAATGACCCTTACGCCAGTGCGTTTTGCACTCGACTTGACCATCAAAGGCATCGGCAGCAGCCTCGACCAATGCACAAACGTCATCGGTGGAGTGGGGAACGTAACGCTTGGTGATCGAAGTCACCCCGTCAATGTAGCCCGTATCAGAACGAAACAGACCATACTGGTCAGTTTGCATATTCTCAGGACCGAACAGCGGGAACTTGTCAACGCTGAAATCGAAGGAGGAACGGACAGAAGCGGAAACGTCAGAAGCGGAAATGTTGCTCATAGCAAACCCTTTCAAAGAAAAAAAGAAACTCGTTGTTACTCCCCTATTATACCATACCTCTGGCAAAAGTCAAGGGGTGAAATCAAAATTTAATGGAAAAAACGAACCAGAGGGGAATTGCACCCCACGCCCACCTTGGGCTTTACCCGGATTTGCACCGATGACCACCCTAGTGGCTAGGAACTCTTCCATTATACTATATTATCGGCAAAAGTCAAGAGGTAACTACAACAAAAAGATAAAATTTCCCAAAATAATCTAATTTGACGTAAGTTGTTGGTATCAAAGGACTTAGGGGCGGCGGGGCGGCCTCGCCCGTCGTAAGTCGTTACGGGCAAAGGACTTAGGGCTACCACCATGAAGTATAAATAACTTTGAAGCCTTGGTCGATTGCTTCCGAAGCATCGGCAATGAACGCTAAATCCTGCTCTCTGTAATGATCATCAGAGTTACGACCAAAGAAGAAACCGTCTGTATCCGGCAACTCTTCGTCCTCAATAGATGCCTCAAGCCGCTCAAGATCCTCAAACGTCAATTCAACATCGACGCAGTTGAACACGCCTTCGCCACCCTTCTCGCGGTAAAGTTGTTCCATCCAGCCTTGAAGGTTAGGATGTTTCCGCCAGTAGGCGATTTCCTGATCGTCTTGTCCTTCTTTTCTTGCCATAGCGTATTGGTCAAGTCCCATTATAATTCTCCTAGTTAAAGATGTAGATTGTGGTTGGGTCAATGTAAAGATCAGCAAACGTCGCTGTCTCTAGTGGTGATCCGTCATACTGATTAATGAACGTGTCGCAGGTATATGGATTGTAGTAGGCTTTTTGCCAGTCACTCTTGCCCGCATCCACTTCGGCATCAGACTTCGTACCGTCAACAATCTTGTCGGCCTTACGAGTAGCACAAACATAACCCTCAACAAACGCATGAACGTTTTTTCTTTTCTCATCCCTAACTCTCCTTTGTCCTGCCTTGGACACAATGAATTTACAATCACGCAAAGTTACATGGTCGGCATGGCAACGAACCAAACCATCCTGTTTGACACTGAAACAGTCTTTATGCAGGTTACGATATACGCGAACCTTCTTGTCTGCATCAATGAAGTCTACAACTTCGCTGCTCTTTTGAACTCTTGGCTTTTTCATAATTTCCTTTCGTGTTATACTACCATTATACAGTCTATATCGTCAATGTCAAGGGGTCAAGTCGAACATTTCGATATGTTGTTCCATCATAAAGATAGAAGTTTCTAAGAGTTGAAGTTGCTTGAGTAAGCCGATGACACAGGCAAAATCATATTCGTCTTTTTCAATCTCTCGCTCTAAAAAATCGCAATGCTTTTTAGCGGCATTGGTCACGGTCCGTAGTGCTTCAACATTTACGTTATTTGCTGGCATTGTCCAATCCCATTAAATTAACAAGTGAGTTTTCGTATTCGTCAATCGTTTGTTTACCGTCGTTGACATATCCCCAGCGAACACAATAACCCTGTTTCCGTAGGTCTTTCAAGTGGGGAAGGATGACATAATAGCAAAATTCTTCAAAATCATAGTTCGCATGGTCGGCATGGAAGTACAATTTGTGATCCCATTCTTCGTAATTCCACCAATATACACAAATCGGTTCTAGTTGGATTCTTGACACTCTACATCCTTAACATAAATAGTAACTTGCCCATCGTAAGGCGAAACCTCAGTACTCATTATAACCTTTCCAACGGCTTTGTCAAGGCTAATATACTGATATTCTTTAAGTGCTGGATTCCACAATTTGTAATCCAATTCGTCGGCATAGTTTTCGCCGTACCCGTTTGTCCACGCTGGCATTACTTTTCACCTTCTAAAGTTAATAGCATTTCGTCTAGTTGTTGTTGCTTCCTGTTTAGAAAGGTGTTGTAGCCGCAGAAGCAACCACCACCGCACCAGTTGTGATTACACTCTGGACAGTGAACCTGCCAGATATTGCACGACCCGCAGAAAGTTGCGTGAACGCCCGTAACGCTAGTAAAAGCGTCAACCATAATTTTTTGTTGTTCTTTAATGTTCATACTCCTATTATACTCTATTTATCGGCATTGTCAAGGGGGTAGCATTAACTTTATACGCATTTTTTTCAAGATTCAGTCAGATTAGTTCGAAAACGACGTAAGTTGTTGTGACATAAGGACTTACGATGGTCGGGCCTGCCCCGCCGCACCTAAACCCTTACCACGTAAGGACTTAGGACGACGAAAAACTTTAACATTTTCAGGAATTATCCCAAAAAAGGCTTGACAAGTGAACCCACAAACGGGATTTTCACCTTCCAGTGTTGGCGTTGACGATAGAACGCCTTGACACCACCTAGCGTGGACACCATATCAAGATGCCGCGAACGCTCGAACTCTGGATCGTCGGCACGATATCCATCATTGCTAACGGGATGTTTAACGGTATCCCGGCGAGATTCTAAAACCCCCCACCGAAACTTAGAACCTTCAACCGGTTGACGATAACCAAACAGAACTAGACTTTTCATCTATTAAACCTTTCGCTAAAACAATAAATTACAAAACTAAACAGAAACGATAAAATCACGAGGTTAGGAATTGACACAACATTAATCTTTGCCCGATAACTTGGCACTCAATCGTTTACTTGCTGTGCCGTGAGCAAGAAATCCAACGATAGATTTACGGTTTTTAACTTGGCAGAGTTTACACCTTGCACAACTCATATCGTCTTGAGTTTGAGCAGGACAAACAACAACGGGCAAACCGTTTGGTGTTTTGATTCCCCGATGCGGTGCATCCTTGGGAAGCGTAACACACACGGGTGCTATGCCAAGATCATATTTTTGATCGGCTTCGCTGAGTGAATCAGCGGATAGATTGACAGTCAAACCGTCAACGTCGTTCATCTCTGCGACAACTGCACGATTTAACGGGCTGGACATATCATAGTGCGTATACGTCCAACCACGTTTGCCACGGCTTGCATCGGACAACTCGAAACACTTTTCTGCATCGAGAACATCACGACCAGCGGAATCGGTGTGAGACTTGGGCAAATCACCGGCTTGATTGTGTCGCCATAGTTGATACTTGGGCAACTTCTTGATCGCCTTGCAGAATAGCGACCACATGACACCACGACCGTCCTTGCCGATTTTACGCCAGTGCATACCCAACGGGCCAAACGCTGCGTAGCAATCGCCACCCTTGGCGTTACCTGCACCTTCTGGCGACATAAGCGGACAAGATGAAGGGCAGGATTCTGCCTCTGTGGTTGATACTGGAATTGGGCCGACTTTAGTGTTACCGGATACCATTGTGAGTGAAACGTGCATGATTTTCCTTTCGTTGTTGTTTACCTTATTATACCATATAGATCGGCATTGTCAAGGGGTAAACTTTAATAATTCTCAAAAACTTTTTGGCCCCTTACACTCTCTCCCCGTAGGGTTGTAGGCGTGGACATTTGACGCCTCGTTGTTCAGTCTTTCGACCTACAGTGTAAGCTAGGGGTTGTTAGTTTCGAACTAACTTTATATCCTAACATTTTCCCCCACTGTCGCGTCAACGGTGATCAACCGCTGTCCCTATTCAACGGAAACGGAACCGAAGCTCTGCGGCACTATCCGTTGAATTTTTCCAAAGCCCTAGAAACTTTGGCGGGAAGCAACAACTAGCGATCAAACTAGCTGTGGTGGGTGCTAGGCCCGATACCAAACCGGCCAACCCCTTTATTGTTTTACTCTTCTATTATACTATATATCGGCAAAAAGTCAAGGGGGAATCCACAAAAAACAGAAAGTTTTAGAAGTTTTTTTTAATCGTCGTAAGTCGTTGTGGCGTAAGGACTTACGGCTCGCGGGGCTGCCCCGCCGACCCTAAGTTGTTGGTATCAAAGGGTTTACGTCAATAAAAGTCAGGAGTGTGGGAGTCGAACCCACGATTTACCACGCTACCAACCCAAACACCCGCTATTGAACGGTTTAATTGAATTGGCTCTTGCACCTTATTGTGTTATGGCTTATTCAGCCCCCTTAGTAGGGTTTCCACATTACCATAGGAATCATGCAAGCACCCCTGATAT